TTAGCTTTCCAATTTCCGCATGACGCTATTGTAAACCCGCTCATTGACCACTTTCAAGCTGTCCATCAGCTCGTCCATGACCTCCCACGCACGGGCTGGGTCAACGTTGGACACTGCCCGGAGGAATTCGCTGTCAGGTGCGGGAGCCGCAGAATACGCCTCGATCATGCGAGATTCCCTCACCGGCGCCCGGTTCTGGTTTTGGATGGTATACAGCGCCGCCAGCTTTTCGTAGTTTGACCAACTGGATTCTTCCGTCTCTAACCGCTTGATCCATAGCGCCACTTCTCGATCGTCAATCATTGGGGCCTACCCCCTTATTCCTCCATCATGTCCATTGCACGGCGCAGGGCATCCTTGATGCGGTCATCGTCGGTCTCGCGCATCATATCGTTGATCTGGCTGCGCAGATGCTCAGTTGCGTCCGTGCGGCTGTAATGACCTCGGACGTAATGCCGACGGGCATAGGAGCTGCCACGGCTGTAGCCGCGCATATCATCGTCCAGATAGCGCCCGGAATATCCACGCTCGTCCATCGCCTCGATCTTGTCGATGTTTTTGATGGTATCCGTCAGCTTGTGGGCAATGTCCAGATCCCCGGCGCCCAGCTCGCCCTTGCGGATCAGCTCGTCAAGTTCCTTGCAGAGCATATCCCGCAGTTCATACATAGATTTCATTCCCATTGTGTTCTCCTTTCTCAGCAAACTCTGGTAATGATAAGGTTCGCGTTGCTCACGTCAATGTCCTCGCCACTAACGTTGCGGATGGACAGCGACGCGCAGCAGCCCTTTGTAACGTCAACGTACTCGGACGCCGCCACGTTAAAAAATGCCCCCGCAACCGTGGGCGTCACCGTCGCAACGGAGGACGGGAGCGGCTCACCGTCAACCGCAATGGCAATGGAGATGGGACCGGGTGTCCCGCCGGTGCTTACGGCAATATTGCCGATAAAGTCCACCTTGTAGCGGACGCGGCACTGGGAGCAGTTACCACGGAGGTTAAACAGGCCGGAGCCTGCGCGGTGCGTCACAAGGCCCTTAGTGCAGGGAATCGGTGCTTCCGTAAAAAGCACGTTCTGGTTTGCCGCTACGGTCTGTGCGGCAATGGCAGTGTATTCAGGCATAGAAATCTCCTTTCATAAAATCAGCGGCAGGGCTACTGCCCCGCCGCTTTGTCATCAGTATCGGCACGGGGCCGAACATTTTGTTGGCGTCAACAAAACATTGCCAACAAAAAGCTACGCTATGCAGTTGTCAGCAGCCGCATCCGGCAAACTGGTTGCAGCAATAGGGGTTCTGCACCGTGTAGGCCGGAATGGGAGAAGGCCGGAGCTGGGACACCAGATAGCTGTTCTGTGCCGCCTGAGATGCGGCCAGCTTCAAGCCCTGGTTCTCGCTCTGGAGATCCTGCAGCTTGCTCTGGGTCAGGAAATCCAAAATGGCGCGGCTGTTGCTGTTGGCATTGTCGATAATGTCCCGGGTGGCGTTCTGCACCGTGTTCCGGGTGTCGCAAGCCTGCGCCGCCATATCATAGCGCACGCCCTCAATGCTGCGCTGGGTGTTGCAGCAGCACTCAGCGGCCTGCATCTGCATGGCAGTCAACTGCTGCATGAGAGCCGCCTGCTGGTTAGCGCGGGAAAGCTCGGCCTGTCCGAAGCCGTTTGCCATCGCCATGTTGGTGCCGTTGACAAGCTGCGCCTGCTGGTAAAATCCGTCGCAAAGGCCCTGATTTACACTGTCGATTTTGCGCTCGACATTGGCAAAATCAGAGGTCAGCACATAGCCGTCGACCACGCCGCCGCCATTGCCGCCGTTGTTGCCCCAGCCGTTGCCGCCCCAGCCGCAAAAAACAAACAAAAACAGGATAATGATCCACCATGCACCGTCACCGCCCCAGCCAAAGCCGTTTCCGCTGCCGGAGGTGTTGGCGGGAGCCACAGGCATGGTCATCGTCGGCATACCGTCAGATAGAGACATAATATCTCTCCTTTCAAAATTTTATCAATCAAATCGTGGCCACGATTTTGATTACCGCAAAAAGCTCTCAAATTGCTTTGCCATTGCCTGCAGCTGGTTCAGCTGCTGCTGGCTCATTTTGCCGGATTGCAGCAGCTTTTCCACCTCCGCTTTTGGATCGCCCTGAAACGTGGCGCGGAACTGGTTAAATTGCTGCATGAGCCGCTGGAATTGGCCCATCGGCCCCGGCATCTGACCGCCGCCCATGGCCTTAAAAAAAGGATTAGCCATCAGCGTCAGCCTCCTTTACTTTCTTCGCGGACTTTTCTTTGCCCCGAATTTCGCCCACAATCGCCGCCAGACGGTCAAACTCCTCCCGCGTGACAAAATCCACGGCCTTAGCCTGCGGTGAGGCAGGAGGCGTCTGAGAGCGCTCTACGAGGTCATAAATTTTAAGGGACGGTTTGCCGCTGGCGTCCGCCTGCTTGAGATAAACGGTGGGAGCCGTACTGTCCCACAGCGCCACGGCGGCGTTGGGCGCAATCATCCAGTTTCGGGCCTCCTGTTCCCCGCTGACCCACTGCACACCGCTTTGCGCCACCGGATTCTGCGGGGCCTGCGGCATCTGGGGCGCCATGGGCTGCATCTGCTGCTGGCGCATCTGCATGAGGTTGTCCGGCATAGGCGGTGCGTAATAGGGGTTTTGCCATCCGTAAGGTGTGTAAGCCATTTTAGTCATCCTCCTTGACCCAGTAATACAAGATGTTCTCGTTGCTGCTGTCCCAGCTGTCCCAGATCATGCCGTCGCAGACGCAGACCACATGGCCGGACAGAGCCAGAATATAGGTGCCTTTTGGGTGATCCTCCGCAAATTGGCCCACCGTGTAGCAGTCTGGGCAGGTGTCCGGCACGATGTACCGCCGATATCCGATGCTGCGGAGATACCGCCCCCAACAGGCGTTTGCCGACGGCATATCCCCGTCCAGATACCCTTGGATACAGAGCCGCAAATAAATTTCGCCCCAATCCATCCCGGTAGCCTTGACGATTGCCCGCACGGTGCAGTCCCCTACATTTTTCCCGCAGGGGTTGGGGTTGAAATGGTTATACATACTCCCTCCGGTCATCGTATAAAAGCTCAATCATGCGCACACAGCGTTCCAGCTCCGCTGGATCGGTCTGCGCTATGATCTCTCGCGCCAACTCCGCCGGATACCCGCAGGCCAAAAGCCGCTCGTACATTGTGTGCGCCTCCTTTACACGTATATGATACAAAAAATCCGGACAGCCAAACTGCCCGGAAACTGCCTGTATTCTGCCCTCAAACTGCCATAAAAATATTTTGAGAAATTCGGTTTAACCTATTGACAATAGGTTAAACCTATTGTATATTATAGGTACAGTAAAGGAAAGGGGTACGCGAAAATGTGGAAGGAAGGTAGCATCAAGGTCAACGGCGAGAGTTTTCACTACTGGATGAAGCAATACGATGAAGGTTCTAAATGGGGAATTGATGGAGGTCGCATTTCCAAGCTGATGCTCAAGCGGAACGGCGAAATTGTTTGCAACTATGACAGAGGTTGGGACATAGAACCCGCCGACGAGAACACCCGTATTGCCACGGAGCATCTGATCCGCAGCGACAAAGGAGAATGAAAATGAAAACCATCTACATCAAGATTTCCGGCTATGATACTTTTTACAAGGCCGTTTTTTCCGTGCGTAAATCCAACAAGGGAAACCGCATCGCCCATCTGGAAGAAAAAACCGAGATTTCCAAAGCCGCATATTACAAGATCCCTGCCGAAAATCGCGCGATTTTTAGCGGTGACATTAACCGGGACATCCACGAAATCGGGAACACTGCGCTGCTGGATCTGATCGAAGCACAGGAGGGGGCCTGAATGCCGGATAGCGAAGCGAAACGCCAGTGGATGTCGCAAAACACCACCTTCATCGGGCTAAAGCTCAACAACAACACCGATGCCGACATCCTCGCCGCGCTGGAAGGCAAGGCCCGCCAGACGGAGATCAAGCGGCTCATCAGAAAAGGTCTGGAGGTGGAGCGGAATGACGCGTGAGCGAACAAAGCGGATGCCTGACGGGAAGATCTATCACTATATCATGTCAGATGCCGCCGTTGAGAAAGAGGACCAGGCGAAAAAGCGGTGGCGTGCTGAGAACTATACCAGACTAACGGCTGACATCCCTAAAGAAATGATGCAGCAGATCTCCGATGCCGCCGCCAGCAGAAGAATTTCTAAGCGTCAATTCATTATCGAAGCGCTCGAAAATGAGCTGGAAAGATAGAGGAAAGCCGTGTCCGAATCGGACACGGCTTTCCTCATCCCTGCATATCATCCGCGATCTTGGCGTAGGCACGCCGCCGGATCTTGGCAAGGCCGTCCACGCTGACGTGGAGCAACGCCGCCGCCTGTAGACAGCTCTGGCCGTGGACGTCCACCGCCAGCACCGCCGTCTCCTCGTCAGGCGGCAAGCCTACCAGCCGGACGGCCTGCGCCGCCCGGGCCGGGGCCATGGATGACAACAGCGCCCGGATCTCTCGGTTTGTTTTTTCCATGGGTTTTCCAGACTTGCAGAGCGCGTTCCCGCGTGGATGTTGCCATCTTCTGGCCCTCCTTTCAGATGTTTAGCTCGTCCAGTCGGAGCGTTTCTCCCGCACGTCGATGTGGGTAAAGCCCTTCTTGGCGTAGATGCCTACGCCGCCCCAGTCCGGCATCAGCTGTCGGGCGAAGGTCGCCACCGTCTCCGGTTTCTGGCCGCTGACGGAAATATCCGCCGCCATGCCATAGCAGTGCTGGCTGTGGGCCGCACCGTTCACCTTGGCATTGTACTGCGGCGTTCTGTACCCGCTGTGGATGACCACCGGAGCGTCGAAGTGGGCGCGGATGGTTTCCAACACCATCACCAGCCGGGGAGCCACCAAAACAGCGTCACTGCCGTCTCCACATGCAAACTCCCGCACCTTAAAATGGGCGGAGAGCTGCTTGCCCCCGGAGGCGGCTTTGCTGTAAGCGTGGATCTCAACCATTTTTGTCCCCCCAAATCTGATACAGCGCCCGGACCATGTCGGCCCGTGTCACGGTCTCCCCGGCGTTGGCGTCCGTCAGCAGGCCGTAAGCCTTGCCCCATACGAGGGCTTGATCTTCCACCTTGGCCGACCGCTCCCAGAACAGCAGCAGCGTGGGCACCTTTCGGCTGCTGACCACCTTCCCGCCGGGAAAAATGCCCTGCGTGGAGCCGCCGCCGTCCAGCATGAGGGCGTCCACCACGCCCAGCCCCAGCAGCTTATTCTGGAGCTGCTCACGGGTCAGGCTGGTCTTGTCGCACCACAGGCATACCTTGCCGTTGGGCATCCAGCCCACCGCCGTCCGGGCAGCAGGCCGGGCCACGTCGGCGGTCAGGCCCCGGTAGAGCTTGGACCCGCCCTTGAGGATCGGGACGCCGGAGAGGAAAGATCCTCCCCGGTCCGTTAGCATCTGCGGTTTGCCGTCACTGCCAATGGACACGCCCCAGTCCTGGTATTTGTCCCGGCTGATGACCTTGCCGTCGATCACCGTCCAGCCCACCGGCTGAAACTTGCCGTTGAACAGATAGCCGTTAATGATGTGGGTGCAGCCGGTCTTGGCCTTGATCTGCGCCGGGGTCAGCTTGCCGGTGTTGTGGTAGATCTGCGCACGGGCGCAGTCAAACGTATCAACCATTGATTCTCACGGCCTTGGTGGCGTGACCGTCCTCGTCAAAGGTAATGCGGTAATGACCTTCCGGGACCCAGACCTCCTCCTCGGTGTTGGCCTTGGCGGGGTCACGCCGCATGTAATCGTGGAGGTGCTTCACGTCCTCCGGCTCGGTCTCCGCAGGGATAAAGCCCTCCTTCATTTCTTGCTTAGACCAGCCGGTCTGGGGGCCGTCGGGGGTCATGGTATAGTCCAGATGGAAGGTCGCGCCCGCCGCCTTCAGCTCGGCGTTGATCTCGCTCAGCTTCTTGCCGTTCTTCTTGCCTTCGTTGATGATGTTCTCAAAAGTCTTGTTCATAAAATGTACTCCTTTCAAAATTCGGTTGAATCTTCAACCGGTTTTAACTGTTCTTGTCCTCGTTGACCCTCTGGGTCCCGAAATAGAACCCGATGACCACCGTGAAGATGGTCAAAAACTCGCTGCCGCTGATGGTCTCCCGCAGCGCCAGCACCGCGAACACCACCGTCAGGGTGATGGTCACCAGAGACTTCACCGCAAGCAGATTGCCCAGCCGTTTCTTGATGTTTTCCATAGCGTTCTCCTTTCAGCGTTCACTGATATGCTCCAGATCTTGGATCCGGTGATTGATTACCTTGATCTGTTCCTCGATCACCGGCACCCGCTGGGCGAAGCTGTTGTGCTCCCGCACCTCGCGGGTCAGCTCGTCTAATTTGGTGTCGGTGATCGCCTGCTGTTTGCCGTTGGCGATGAGCACGCCCATCAGCGTCAGCCCCCCTGTGATGAGGGCGCAGATTATCGTCTCCGTCATAACACACTCCTTAAAGTTGCAGTTTTAAGGCGCCTATATGTTTTCCCGATCAAAAAAAGCCGCCTTGTCATCCTTGACAAAGCGGCGTGGGCATGTATATAATAGGGCCAGTAAGGACGGCTCACTTTGGTCGGTGCAGGTCGTTCCCCAACAGATTTAGAATCCGTAGAAAAGCCGCTGCCGATTTAGGTGGCGGTTATTTCTTTAGGTCAACGCCTAATTTGATAGCCGCAATCACAAGCATAAGTAACGCAATGGTTTCTGCTGTGCTCATGCGGTCACCCCCTTTACGGGGAAACAACCGTACCGTTCTTACTGGCGAATTCCATCATACACGATTCGCCTTGCTTTGTCAATTTTCTGCGCCGCCCGCTGGGCGGCTCTTTTGTTACTCCGCCTTCGCGGTTCCACCAAACTCAGCAGGCACCAGCTCCGGCAGACCGCACTCGTTGATCAGGATGTCCGCCACCTGCTGTTTCAGCTTCGCGGGGACCTTTTCAAACTCGGTTTTCCCCAGAATCACTCTCTGCGCAAACAACATTGCCATCATGTCTCTTGCTCCTTTCGATAGTAAAAAATATAGGGTCAGGGTGGCCTCCGCCCAGAACTCACGCATAGACGATCGCCGCCATCTCGGCGATGCACTCCTCATAAAACTCCGCCTGATCCGCCTGAGCGCTCACCTGCTCCCGCAGCAGTTTGTTTTCGTTTTCCAGTTTCGCCACCCGCTCGTCGGTGGTAGGCGGCTCCGGCTCCGGGGGAGGCGGGGTATACGCCCCGCCGATGGCCGCGCCATCGTAGGCGGGCAACGCCCCGATCTCTGCGGCGAAGTCCGCCTCGGCCACGATCATGTTGACGATCACGCCGTCCTCTACAATGCAGTATTCCATAGGCTTCCTCCTTTACGCCGCGGATTTCAGGTGCATCCGGATGGCAATGCAGCCGAAACCGCCACGGCCACCAGCGCCAAGATTGGACAAATATGAGCCACCGCCACCACCGCCGCCACCGTATCCGTTGGTGCCCGCATTACCATCGTTTTCGGTTGCAAGGCCGGAATCGCCACCTCCATCTCCACCATATCCTCCTCCGGTTCCTGGAGAACCAGCATTTCCATCACTATCGGAACCGCTGCCACCGCCGCCTCCACCACCGACAAATCCAGATTCTGAAAAAGATAGAAAGCCCTTTTCTGTACCGGCAGACCCATTAAATGCGCTATCGCTTCCCCCGTTACCGGCACCGCCGTTTCCGTTTCCAGATCCTGCGCCGCCAGATGGTGTTCCGTATGCGTACTGGCCACCGCCGCCGCCATATGCTTGAACACTCAGAAATGATGATTTCCCTCCATCGGTCGCTTTTTCGGCTCTTCTGCTTTCTCCGCCAGCGCCAACAATGCAAGGATACGGTGTGTTACTTTCAACGGCAATGCCGGTCTGAATTACACTGTGCCCACCACCGCCGCCACCGCCGCCGCCTGATCCTCGATAGCTGCCAGCGCCATATCCACCGCCACCGCCGCCGCCAACAGCATTCACATCAACAGTTTTAACGTTACCGGAAAATATAACGCTTTTGCTGGCCGTGATTCTCAAAAAGTTCCGGGTAGTCGGCTTGATGGTTTTTGTGATGGTTGTGCCTTTCACCACCGTCAGCGTTTCGACGTAGTCCTCAATATCCGCATAGCCGGTGACCTTGATGGGCCGCTGTCCCTCCCCGATGTAGCCGGTCACCACGCCGCTGGCGTTAGTGTACACCGCCTGTCCGCTCTCGCTGAGGATGCCCTGCACCAGCACCTCCGGGATGGGCTTGCCGTTGGTGTCCTGCACCGTCAACGTGATGGCCGCCGTGTCGGACTTGATGAGCTTCAGCTGCCCCGCGATGCCCGCGAAGGCATCATCCACCGTCCGGTCCGCCGCGCTTCCGAACAGGGAAACCTCCGTGGAATCCTGAAGCAGCGTGGCCTTCCTCAGCTCCGTGCCGGGGTCCGTGGGGTCATCCTCCAGCGCCAGATACTCATAGCGCAGCAGACTGCCGTCCTCAGCGTACACGCCGTAGCGCAGTGCGCCGTTCTCCAGCGCCCGCGTGGGGGTCCGATCTCTCATGCTCTCACTCCTTTGCTTCCGCACACCGTCACGCCGCAGTGGCGCACGGCTGTGTGGATTTTACTTAAAATCAGATTCAGGGCCAGCAAAATCGCCTCGATGCTGTTGGCCTCCGCCACCGTCAGCCGCCGCATGGTCTCCGGGGTTTCCGGCGTCCCCTCCGGCAGCCGCAGCACCGCCCGCACCGCCGCCACGTTGGCCCGGTAGCGGGCCATCTGGGACGGCACCGGCACATCGCTCTCGTACCATGTGTACGGGTCCAGCGTCTGGGTCGGCTCGTCCCACGTGACCACCGGCCCGGCTGTAAAGACGCCGGTTCCGCTGTTGCCGTAAAACTTCTGCCCGATCAGATCGTACAGCCCCACCGCCCCGGCAGCGTTTTTGCAGGGGATGTAGTCCCGAATAACGATATTGCCGTTATAAATTTGGCAATAATAAAGTACCATGGTTGTTTTTTCCTGAATCCCCCCGGCGCGGTTATTTGCAAAAAGTGCCAGATTGTGTGGGACGGAAAATGTCGAATTTCCCATAGTTAGAACAGGGTTCCCGTCCATAGAAATAATGTTTTTGTTAAAATCAACCTCATGCGGAGATCCATTATTCAACCCGGAAATCGTTCCGGTTTCTTTTCCGTAATGGGTAAATCCAACGCCAAGCGCAAAGCCATCATCAGTCCAACCAAGATCTGCCCCAAACACTGTATGGCTACCGGTTTCTGACGTAGATAGTTTTATGAGTACACGCGAATCTTGGTTTGGCTTGAAGCCCGTATCCACATACTGCGCTCCCGTGCTCTGGATATACTGCACCTCCGTATACCCCTCCGGCAGGCGGGAGCTGGGCGTCACCGCCCGCTCGATCTTCAGCCGCTCATACCCCGGCACGTTGCAGCCCACCCGGCCCAGACGGGCCACCAGATCCTCCAGACAGGCGTCCACCCGGTTGAGGTCGGTGTAGTCGTAGCTGCCCTTCATGATTGCTTGGTTAAAGGCCGTCCGCTCCTCCGCCGTCCACTCTGCCATGGGCTTGCCCAGCAGAGCCTTTAGGGTGTCCGAATCGGACCGCGTCCGGTCCGTGATGAGGGTGGAATAGTCAAAACTCATGCCGTCTCCTCCGATTTATCCCATGCGATCAGCACAAAGCCGTCTCCGCCGGGTTTCCCCGGATGCCCCGGCCCCGGCTGCTTGGTGATGATAAATTTATAGCTGGTGTTCACCACATCCGGTTTCGCGGGGTTGGGCCTGACGGTGTACTCCTTCCAGTATCCCTGCCCCGGATCGCCGCCCTTTCCGCCCGCTGCGCCGTCAGACGTGCCCTTGGCCGGGGAGGCTACGCCGGTGCGGGCGTAGCTGTCGCCGCTGTTGATGTCTGTGTAGCCGTTGGCGTAGCGCTGGCCGTTGGCGGAGGAGTAGACCCCGAAAGTGGTCTCCTCGCCCTCAAGCCCCGCGTCGCCCTTCCGCACCGCTGCCGCGCCGCCCTTGCCGATGTGCACTGCGAAGGTCTGTCCCGCGTTGATGGTCAAAGAATCATACCAGACCTTGCCGCCAAAGCCGGGTGCGCCGTCCTCGCCGTAGCCAGCCGCCACGCCCTGACCCGGCCTCCAGCCGGAGCCGTACACATAGCCGTCCTCGCCGTAGCCGCCGCCCTGACCGCCCTGGCCGATAGCCACCCGGATGTGGGTCACCCCGGCAGGGGCCGTCCAATTGCCGCTCTCTGTCAGCACCACGGAGCGGGAGTAGAGATAGGAGCCGTCCGCCTGTAACAGCTTGCTCTGGCACCCTTGCAGCACGCCGCCTTGGATCTGGAAATTCTGCATCATGCGCCGTGCCGTGGTGGCCTGACTTTCATCCAGCCAGATGGTGTCCACGTCCCCGATCTCACTGGCAGGGTCGCCCCGTCCGGTGGTCTCGATCACGTTTCCGCCGTAGCAGCTGAGGATCAGCCGCGCCGCCGCCAGCGCCTGCGCTGTGGTGTGGATAAACGGATTCTCGATCGTCACTGTCTTTTCACTGCTTGTGGAGTTGCCCGACACCACATATTCCGTGTTGTTCCCATCCGCAAGGTGAAAAATCAGCGCCGCAATGGATTCATTCGCCCGCATTACCGGATAGTTCGATAGGTTCCGCAGCTGTACCCGGTTTCCCTCATTCCACAGCGGCTCCGCCGTCAGATACCCGGTGTCTGCCGCCGCCCGGGGCCATGTGCCGGTAGCCATGCAGGCCCAGCGGATAATATCCCCGCACCGCTTCCCAGTCACGGCCTCCCGGTTGGAAGCCGTCACTGCCAAACCCGCATAGTTGGGATCCACGTGGTACAACCCCGTAAAGTTCGGCCCCAGTTGTCCCACAACCGACGCCATCCATCCGTCCAGCGTGGTCGGAAGTTTCTCCGGTGGGATATACGTCCGTTCCTGTACCAGCCCAATGATATCCATAAGCGACCACTGGATTGACAAACTGTTGTCGCCAGTTTTCCACCCGTCGCCGCTTTGGTAAAATACGCCAAGTTTTTTATACTCGTATCCGTCTCCGGTTTTCACACCGATATACGCTTCCACGCCCTGCCGTTCCTCGATGGACTGAAACAAGCCGTTTTTGTTTCGCGGCTCAAACCGTTTCGATTGGTTTCCGATGTTTAGTTTCAGCGTTCCGTATGGGAGGGTCAGGCAGGAGAAATTCCCCTGATGCGTCGCCTCAAATGCCGCCAGCATCTTCCCTGTCCATTCCTCATACGCACCGGGAATGATCGCCGCGATCCGCGCCCGCCGTCCCGGCAAGCTCCATTTTGTAATTGTTATTTTAATTGTATCCGGGGTCTGCACTGTGAAGCCCTCGAACGCCATCTCTGTATCCCGGTTCCCCGTGATGCTTTTGGAGAAAAACGTCTGCCCCGCCGTGATGACCTCAACCCGAAAGTCAGCCGGAACGCCGTCTGCCGGGTCTGTGGAAAAGAAAATGGAAAATGCCTGCAAAATATCCACGTCGGAAAAAGATTGTTGTACCCACTGCTCGCTTTCAAACGTTCCGTCATCCCCGGAAAGCTCGTCCATTGTGTAAACCGTCTCCGCCTTGAAATTCTCCGGGAAAATGTCAAAAGAGCCGTCCAGCAGCCATCTCCCCCGCTCCAGCGTTGCGTATCGCTCAACCGCATCCGGTTTTTGGTAAAACCCCTCCGAGTTAGTCCACGGTGCCGCGCTGGAAGAAGAGGCCGCGCCGTACTGGATGTCCGGGTCAATGATTGAAATTACAGCCTTCAGCCCCGTCTGCCGGGATTTCCCAACAACTGCGGATAGATACGCCGCTGAACTTTTAATCATGCGGCTCCACCTCCCGCAGTTCTACCGAGAAATCCGCCCATAAAGGCTTTTCATCCCTGCTCCACATGAATTTCGGAGAAGAAAAAGATGCAACAAAAAACTCAGACGTGATCAGCTCCGCCCCATTTGGGGGAAGAAAAGAACAGATAATCGGCTCCCTTTTACCCTTTCGGCACGCCGCGATCACCCGCTCCTTCATTTCCTCTTTAAAATAGCCGTACTGGTAGTCCACGTGCCACACAGAACCCCGTACTTCCTTCACCATGTTTCCGGGGATCATGGTCAGATCCACCGTCAAATCTTCCTCGTAAGCGGTGTATCCTCCCTTAATGCTCTCTGGAAGCAAAACGCCGTACCCACCAACGTCTAAAATCAATTGGTCCATACGTCACCCCTTATGCCGTCTGCGGATTGGCAATCGGCGTACCCGCAGCCGCTGCCGCACGGATCAAAAACGGGAGCGTGTACGTCGCCAGTTTTGTGCCGTCCGGAAGCATGAGATTCAGCGTTGTGGAACCGCCGCCGTCATCCGCCTCTCCCATGCTGTTCACGATTGCCGCGCTGGAAATGCCGATGCCGGAATCTGCAAAGCCTACCGACGCCGTACCGAAGTCCAATCCTGATGTAATGCCACGCTTGATATTGCCGTATTCGTCATCCCAGCCCTCGCCAAGCCCCAGCGCCATGTTTTCGCCGATTCCGGCGAATACGCGGGACGGGGAATGAATGCCAAGAACGCCCTTCACTCCATTCACAATTCCGCCGAAGAAACCGGACACCTTTTCCTTGATCCAGCTCCCCATCGCCTTGATGCCGTCCCACACGCCGCGCACAATGTCCTTACCGACATCGATAACGTCAGGAATAAAATCGACCAACGTTTTAATGATTGTTGCCGCCATATTCAAAACGCCTGTGACCAGTTGCGGGAGGTTTTGCGCCAGCCCTTTGACCAACGCAATGACCATTTGCAGACCCAGCTTGATTATGTCCGGCAGCTTGTCGATGGCATAGGAGACAAATTTTTCGATCATCTCCGGCCCCTTTTCCTGCACCGCAACGCCGATGTTTTCCAGCACTCGCTCCACGACCGGCAAAATGTTTTCCGCCACAGTCACAGCGCTGTCTAACAGCTCCGTAGTCAGCTCCGCCATATCGGCGTTTTCGTCACCGAGACCCGTGATAAAGTTTTCATACGCCGCTTTCATCGACGCGATAGAGCCTTGAATCGTCGTGCTGGCTTCCAGTTGCGTTGTGCCCGTAATGCCCATTTCCGTCTGCACGGTATGGATAGCGTCAACGATGTCCGCGTAGCTGTCAATGGTGTAGTTGGTGTAATTGCCCTGCGCGGCATTTAAGGCGTTCGCATCGTCCAAAAGACGCTGCATTTCCTCCTTCGTGCCGCCATAGCCCAGCTTCAGGTTATCAAGCATGGTGTAGTTCTGCTTGGCGAATCCCTGATAGGCGTTCTGGATAGATTCCATGCTCGAACCCATCTTGTTCGCGTTGTCCGACATGTCGGTAATGGCCAGATTCGCCTTTTCCGCTGCCGCGTCCGTGTCACCGCCCATTGATTGCAGCAGCGACGCGGAAAATGCCGTCACGGTGGTCATGTACTCGTTGGCGCTCATGCCCGCCGTCTGGTATGCGTTCGCGGCGTACTGCATCACGGTATCGGCAGAGGACTTAAAAAGCGTTTCTACGCCGCCAACCAGCTGCTCATACTCACCGTAATTTTCTACAGCCTGCTTTGTAATTGCGACCGCAGCTGCGCCAGCCGCCGCAATCGCAGCGCCGCCGACCTTTGCCGCCGTAACAAGCCCGCCTTTCAGTTTCCCTGCAAGCGTTTCCGCTTTGTTGCTCGTTTCCGAAAAGCCTTTGTCTACGTCTCCGTCGTCTACGCTGATTTTTACAAATAAATCAAGTAGATTCATGTTTCACCACCAATCCGCACCGCGCGATAATATCGGCGGTAATCTCTTCGCACGTCCGGTTGTCCTGCTTCTTCGGCTCAATAATGTCTGCGTATTGCGCCTTGATGTAGTTCCCGCCCGCGTATCGCGCCGTGTTTTCGGCCACAATGCGCAGCGCATCCGTCACATAAATGCGGTACGCGTCGTTTCTTGCTTTTTCATTGAGCCGCGCCACACAGTATCGCAGGAAAGGCTTTATTCTCCTTTGCCCTCGGTATTCTCCTGCGCAGAGCCAGAGGATTTCCCGCTCTGCGCTGAGATAAAAAGCGCGGTAAACGCATCATCGGTCAAAAGCTCCGTCGCGTCGCGCATCAGTTTGACGAGGTTCAGAGCGCCCTTGTAGCTCTCAGCGCTTACGCCCTCGATGGCGGCAAGGATAGCGATGATGTCGCCTTTGTGGCCCTTGAGCAGCGCAGGGAGCGCTTTCCGCGCCTTCTGCGTCGCAAACTTCTTCACCGTCATTCCCTCTGGGATCTTTTCACGCCGGAACATGGCGGAAGCCTTCTCGTCCTCTGCGATGTTGGCAATGGGGTCAATGATGTCTGCGATAACATCAAACACCCGCTCGCCCTGAATGTCGGAAAGTTTCATATCAGCCCTCCGCCGTACCGGCCTTGATGTAGATCTCAAAGGGGACCGTGTCCTGTGCCGCCATGGAGTAGTGGGCGGTATACTCAAATGCAAACTGCCCCTTTGCCTTGTCGCTGGTCTGCAGCTGGAAGCCGCCGGTGGACAGTGCATTCATCAGGTGGATGGCGATGAAGCCGCCATTTTTATCGCCGTTCTTGTCGGAGTAGTCGCCCACCAGCCAGATATCGGAAAAGTCAGCGTCCGACAGATCGTTCCGAGGCGTTACCTTCCCATCGCTGGTACTCACATCAGCAGCACCGCAAAGGCTCTTTGCGATCTTGGTGTCTGCGTTGATGAACGTACCCGTCATCTTCGCCTCCCAAGAATCCAGCCGTTTCAGCTCCTTCATGTTCTTCGGGCAGTTGTCAATGTCTTCGCCAAAATCGGAAAAGCTGGGCGTTGCGGTAAAATTTACGCCGCCGGTAGTCGCGCCGATCTGTCCCGCCTCTCCGATGGCTCCGGTGGCCGGGGTAAAATCGGTGGTCAGAATACCGGCGTTGATCTGTAATTTCTGAAATGCGTCGGAAGGGATTTTTGTAAATTTCATATCGTCGTCCTTTCATCAGTTTTGCGACAGGTATTCCACAGTGATGTTGAGATACCGCCGCTTGATGTTTTTATTGCTTTCGTCCGCGATGTTCTGGCACCACGGGGAGCCGCGCTTGATCCACATTGCCCCTCCGTCATATGGCACGAACGCGCCGCCCATGCCGATGGCGTCAGAGATTTCCTGTGCCTTGGCGTTGGGGATTGCCTCGCTTTCCGTGTAATACCAGAGATTCACTGTCAGAGCAATTTCTCCGCTTTCCCATGACCCTGTGATAAGCTCATAGGTCAGCCACGGGAAAACCGCGTCCTCCGACACGTTGGAAGTCGGATACGCTGTGAGGAATTGAGAAAGCCACGCATGGAGCGCCTTATCCTTTGTCATTTCGGCAGCTCCTTTCGCTCCGCGGTGAAGAATTTCAGAGCCTTAATGATTGCGCCCGCAGACCTCGGCGCGGCCTTTTCCTCGGGATTTGAGGTCACGCGATAGGTAATCCCCGTTTCCGTATCGCGGAAATAATCGTTGTACTCGATGGGAACGCTCTGATTGACCAGTGCGGAATATACCGAGGTAACGCCGTCCTTTTCCGCTTTTCGCGCCTCCATCGATGTGTCAAGAGACTGGTAATTGAGGAACTCCGCTCCCTCTTCCCACGCGGTGATGTAGCCGCCCGCGCCATCAGGCGTGCGCTTTTTCTCCATCAAAATGCACTTGTGGGCAAAATCGTCCAGTAAACTCACGGTTCCACCCCCTTGAGCTTGCGCCAGTCATTTAACCGGCTTTTAAAAGCGCCCTGCCAGCCCGTCCCAGCGCTCGTGTCGGCATTCCCGACGCTCGCCTTGGTGTAACTGTACCCGCCGAAGCTTTCGCTCGTGTATGGGCTTAAAACGGCTTCACCGTTCTTTTCTTCCCACGCGGCGATATCTTCGGCAAGCACAACCACAGCCTTTGACACCGCCAGCGCCCACACCGTCCCGGTAAAGGTTTCATCCGTCAGGTCAGCCGCCGGATATTGATGCAGACCGTCATTAAACACAGAGCCGCAGATGCGGAAATATTGATTGGTCAGGAGAAAGGGCAGCGCAATGCTGCCGTTCTCCACGGTGAACGTGCCCTCGTGAATGTCCACAAGGAACCAGTTGTTCAAATGCCGTAAGACCTGTTCAAGCATCACGCCGCCCCCTTATTTAGCCCGCAGCAGCCGCAGCAACGGTAGCCACGGCAATGCCGTCCAGATACTCAGCCCACAGCTTCATGCCCATGATGGCGTACATATCGCCGGTGGCGCGGCTGTAATCGCCGTCGACGTGAACTCCGATCAGGTTGGTCTCGCCCTTCACGGTGTAGTTCAGGCCCAGCTTGGCAAAGTCGCTGTCGCTGGGGTCCACATAGTACAGGTCGATGTTCTCCACGGGCAGAGCGATCACCTTCTTGGAGGCAATGTACTTCTCAGGCAGCAGGAACAGAGTGCGGTAGCCCATGAAGTTCTCCACGTAGTTGATGCCGAACATGGTCTGCACGATGATCTCCTTGTCGCCCAGGTAATCGTAAGCGTCGATGATGTTGGCGAAGCCCACCACCTCGGTCACGTCCTTATCCAGACCGGCAAACTTGTCCAGCACCTTGCCCTTAGCCATGGCCAAAGCGCGCTGCCACGTCTTCTCGGTCACCTTCAAAGTGCCGGTACCGAGGAAGGTATAGAAGTCGGTCAGGACCTTGTTCTGCAGGGCCACGAGGAAAGCCTCATCGGTCTTCTCCACGGCAACGTCAGCGCCGTACTTTGCCACGCTCTCGATCGTCACGCTCTTGGCATACTTGGAAATGTCGATGTCGCCGTAGGCAACAGGCTCCACCTTCATCTTGGTGAAGGGGATCTCGTCACCCTCAGCCACAGTGCCGCCCTTGAGACCGCCGTCCACGCTGGCCTTGTAGGAAACCAGCTTCGTGCCGGGGGCCTTGCGGATGGGACGCATAATGCCCATGATGTTGCGCAGTGCGTCCCAGTTATCAGCGAAGCGGGACACGAAATCCACCTCACGGGCAGAAGTGGTAAACTGGGCAGAAGTTGTTACGTTAGTTTTCGCAGCCATAAATAGCTCCTTTCAAAAAATCAGTTGTTTTCGCTTGCCATCAGATCGGCAAGCGCTTTCTGGCGCTCCGCCGTAGACATCACATAGCGGCCCTTATCGTCCTTCTTATAGATGTCCTCGCGGGTCTTCGCGCCACCGGTGTTCGCCGGGGGATTGGCAGGATTCGCACCGTGCGTCTGCGTGGTGGAGACAAGCCCCTTGTAGGTGCCGTTTACGAGTGCATCAAGGCTCTTAGTGTCCTTGATCTTCTCGCCGTCCAGCTCCAATGCGGCCATTTCTTCGCCGCAGCCACGCATGGCAAGGTCCAAATTTGCGCCGGTGATGTTTTTGCTCTCAAAGTAAGCGCGCACGGCCTTTTCCTTTGCCGCCTTGCTTTCCTTTGCCGTGACGTCGGATTTGTAAGTTTCAAAGGCCGAGTGTTCCTTCTCGTACTTTTCCTTATAGCCGCCGTCACCCGCTGCCTTGAGGTCGTCCAATTCCTTCTGGACGCTGGGCAGCTTCTCCGCGTCCGCCTTGTACTTCGTGAGATCGTCCTTGAGGGGGTCAACCACGCCCAGATGCAGCGCAACCAAGCGATTTTCGATCTCTTCGGTGCAAGCTTCGCCGAGAATATTTCTAATTTCCGCTCTCGTAAATTTCGCCATGTTATTCGTTCTCCTTTTCCTTGGCCCCAATTCTTCGGGGGCGAACGTTGTATAAAAACCGCTGTACCTCGCGGGTTTTACCTAAAACAAAAGAGCCAACCACCGAGAAAAACTCGGTAGCTGGCTCCTATTGCCCTTTTCCGCGCCCTATTACGCGGAAGTTGAATATTTGATTGTCTTTTTTACCTCTAACACGATATACCCGTCGCCCTTGCGCCGGATCTCCGCGTCATTGCCGCGCCGTATAATGGCCTCGATGGCCTTGATGGTCTCGTTATCCATTTTTTAGCTCGCTTTCCAAAATGTCCCGATACTGTGCGGCATGATCGGCGGCAGCAGGTTTCAGAAACGGCTGCGGTTTATTACCGTGGATCATGTGCCAGTTGCCTACGGGTTGAATAAATCATCTATGCTGATAAACTCATGCAATTTGTATCGAGAATGTATCTTTATAGGGTCGAGTTGGAATATCTCACACCACTCCGTAAGGGTCTTTGTAGCGTTCCCGATTTTGATATTGACGTTTGTACTCCGGTTATTGCACTGTTCTTTAACCGTGGACCACCGGCAATTGTCAGGGCAATAGTCACCATCGTTGTCAATGCGGTCAATGGTCAAATCATCCTGATATCCGTGGGACATGGCCCAATCATGGAACGCAATAAAATCAGAACGCCATTCCTCGCATACCTTTATGCCACGTCCGCCGTATCTGTCGTATCGTGCATCATGTTCATTATAACACCTTGCTTTCATGTTTTGCCAGATGTTGTAAATCCTTGTTCCCCCAACCTTAAATCCGGTCTCTGCAAACTTCCTGCGCCCATCGCCCAAGATAAGGTTTTTCTTATCCTGTTCCTTTTTCAAGCAACCACAAGAGCGAATTGCGCCGCATTGCAGGCTATCAGAACGAACAATTTTCACATTTCCACAGTCACACTGACAGACCCAATAGGTTTTTCGCGTTTCCGTTGGATGCAGACCGACTACAACCAATCTGCCAAATCTCTGCCCAGTTAAATCCTTGATGTTTTTGTTGTTTTTCATCGTTCCCACCTCGAATATATTGTACCATATTCGGGCAGAAAAGTCAACGTTTTAACTCAGATTCTATGATTTGTTTGTACTGGCTCAAATGGTCCGCTGCAGATGGCTTTAGGTATGGTTGGGCACGTTGCCCATGCGTAAGGTGAAATTGTCCCTTTGCATCTTGATATACCCAAGGATTCGGCCTGCCACCCGGATAATACTTTCCTGTGCCAAGTTCCGCTTGTGTATCACATAGGCCCCATACTCGCTGTTGGTGCCTATGTAAACCGCATCACCACCTTCGTCTACCACATGGGTGATGCTGTTTCGCAGATTGCCGGTGTCAACGGGGCACAGCTTTTTCGCATATCCCTCTGCCACCAGCCCGCACTTTTCAAGCCCGCGCAGCAGCGCCGCCTTGATCGCATCGGAAACCTCCGCACTGTGGTCTTGGATATCAACGTTCATTTTTCAGTACCTTTAAACATCTTTCCCATTCATCGAGCTTTCCCGATATCGGATTTTGCTCAATTAAAACTCTGAGAAGAATTTCCCAATCTTCCACATGGCGCTTGTATTCCACGAAAGATAACGTTTGTTTCATCGGCCACAATTCCGCTCTTGTGATAAATGCCTTTACAAAATCGCGGCTACATCCTTGCTTTTCGCAAGCGGCATACACTGCTCCCAGTTTATTTTCTTCTTGTGCTCTAATTCTTTCTCGCCATTCTCTAATATTACCCATCGTCCATCACCATTTTTATGTAATAGCGGTACTCTCCCATAATTTCTTCTTCGCGGACTTCTTTGATTGTAAATGTTGCCCCGCGTTTTAACAAAAACTCATATTCTGTGTCTTGGAATTGCCCAGCCAACTGATTGACATACGCCCCGCGTCCTACGCCAGCCGGGATTTCAATGTCAAATATCGTCGGCTTTGCAGTAGCAACGCCATTTCCTTGAACAACAGTTGTGCTTGAATATGCGCTTTCTCGGAATTTTTTGCCTACAAGCTCACTCAAGCTCTCTTTCACATCGTTGTCTTCTACAAGCCTGTCAAGAACATCATTCATTACACCGCGCTGAACGCGAATATTCTCTTTTAGCTCATATCTACTTATAGCGCTATCCAAACCTTTGATTTGCTGTTCGACAAATGCGCTATTGATGTTCTCCCAATCACCCGTTTTTCGCAAATATGCGTTTATGTCGTAGTAACCGCCGCCGGTATAGTCTCCAATAGCATAATCTTCGGCCTCTGACAAAGATTTTTGCCATTGTGCGTGCTTGCTTCTTTTCTTTGCGAGCAGTCCTCTTTCTTCCCCATCGTAATAGAAAAAGTCATTTGCCGCATCGCCCGTGTCAAACTGCCTATACTCCGCAGGCTCTGTTTTTTCTTTAATTATAGCAGATTTTCCCGCATTTACAACTTGCGCTGTGTCTTTTTTCCACCCCGCCCACTCCGCATAGGTCATGTCAGAAATAACCTCTGTTTCGCCCGTAGCGGCGTTTCTGGCGCGTCTCTGCGCCGATGAGGTATCTACGCCATCTACTACCGCAGTCGTCGTGCAGCGACAGTTATACACGAGATAGCCGGGTGCAGAAGTATCACCAGGGAACATGATGTCATAGCCATCGACTTTGAACGGCTTATCAATGCCCACCGTTTGACCGTCCAGCATGGCATGAGCGTGTCGCGTGCGATTGTCCAGCGTCGCAAGCCACTGTTTCTTGAGCTTAATGCCCATCTTCTCCGCTGCCGCATAGCTATCCATGCGTCCGGCGTTCTGCGCGCCGGTCACGGCGGTTCTGGCGGTGCGGATGGCGGAATCGCGGCTCATAGTGGTAATGCGCTTTTGCAGGTCGTCCGCCATGTGCTTGATGCTTTTCCCCTGCAAGATGGAGCTTGTGACGCTTGCCGTAATTTGCTTTTTCCCATACGCGAGATCGATGCCGCGTTTCAGCGCCCTGTCCTTCGGGTAATACGGCATCAACCCAGGCTGCTCCACGATCAGGCGTTTTACCGTCTGCTCGTCCCACAGGTCAAAGCCAACGTCCCCAGCCACGCTCTCGATGGTATACGCCGCATAGTTGCGGTTGAGAGAGTAAATACCGGGTGTTGCGTCATTGGTGTAAGACACCGCCACGGCGTTTGCATCGGTGACACGGTGTGCCACCTTGTCCCGCATAGCTTGATAGCGTTCTCCGCGCCCGATCTGGTTCAGCCGCCAGTGCTTATAGTCGGCCTCTGTCCATTCCTTACCGTTCTGCACGGTGCCGATCAGAGCTTTCATTTCCTCGTCGCGTTTTTTGAATTGCTCAAAATACGCGTCGATGGTAGCTTGCAGCTCTTTCCCAGCCTCACGGTACAGCTTCGCAATGCGCCGTTCCAACTTCGCAAGTTCCTTGTCGGTCAGTTGATGCCCAAGATCACTGGTCGCCATCGCCGCTCACCCCCGGCGCGTCCGGATCTTCAATGCTCCGGTCAAGTTCTTCTGCCGCCTTCCGCTTTGCCATGTCCTCGTACTGGTCAATGTCGCCGTTGATGGTCAGCAGCTTCTTTGTGATGTATTCGTCATCGTAATACGCCGCGCCCAGAAGGATGTTCTGTGTTTCCTCGCTCTTGTTGATAATCTGGTTGCGCGTGTAACTCGGCTGGTCCTCAATGCCTGCCAAACGCAGAATCTCAACAATAAACCGCGTTACCTCGGATTCAAACTTGTCCGTCTTCAAATCCAACGGCACATAGCTGGCCTTGATCGCGGTCGCCGTCTGGTTCCCTGCGGATACCGCCGCCGCGTCAAAGCACTGGAAATCTTCGTACAGCTTTTTCTTGAGCATATCAATGGTGCTGCTGGTGCCCTCATAGGGAGCCTCGATGGTCTTACTTTCCACCTTTGCGCCATCATCGCCGTTGGCGTGGGCTACATGGGTGGTTTTCAGCCGTTCAACAAACTTTGCATCGTCCAGATCCGTCATGCCCTCACAATTGGAAATCACCCAATAGATCAGATTGCCCTCGTCCACGTTGTTTACCATGTTGGAGGACGCCAAATCCAGCGCGTCAATGGTATTGCGCTTGCCGACAATCTCGGATAGGCACCGCTTGTTGTTTTTCAGCGGCACGATGGGGAAACTCGGATAATTCCCACCGTCATAGATTTCGGTTTCGCCAACTTCGGCCTTGCGCTCGATCAGCTTATAACTGCGCTTCGGCTGCATGACGTCCATATTTTCGCCGCTGGGCTGGAAATACTCGGTAAAGCCGTCAATCTCATACAGCGTCGCTCTCAACGGCTTATCCTGTGCCACCTGCCAGAACCGGATACCAGCTTTCATTGCACCGTCTTCCTCATCGTAGAGAGGGACAAACTCAAGCAAGGAGAACACCCGCAAATGCGTCAGATCCCAGAAGCCGAAAGACACGCCTGCGATTTTCGCCTCACGCGCCGCATCCATGACTTCCTGGTCAAAGTCCGGGCATAGCTTGTTTGGTGTTTCCTTCTCCGCGAAGGTCACGCCGTTGCCCAGAAGATACGATACCTCCTGATCCACCGCCAGACCGAAGAATCGGCTGGCCAGCTTGTGGTTTGCCGTCCACATATCCGCGTGGGCGCGGCCCTGCATATCATAGATGATCTTTTCATAGCGGTTGATTGTCGGATTCAGCCCGTTGTAATATTCCTCAGCATCCGCCGCCGTCTTATATGCGTGGGATTCACGGTGCTCGTTGATCGCGCTGCGGATAAACTCCATCCGCGCCTTTTCGTCCTCGCCCACCGCCACAAGGTCATTATATGTCTTAATCTCCGCTCACCCCTTGTCTCAGAATGGAAACATAATCAGAGCTGTCGCGTTTGTTCCACAACCGCTTTACGATGCTGGCCGCGCTGTCCGGCGCGTCATCATGCTCCACGTTCTCGTTGTAATCGCAAATCTGGTCGATATACGCATCATCCGTCCCGGCCACAAAAACCACATTGCGCCATTCCGCCTTGAGATAGCTTGTGATTTTAAGGGATTTGTTCATGCTTTCGTGATAGGTAACGGCCCGTTCCCCCTTCGCGCGCAACGCCTTTGCCAGATAGCCCTTGTCGGCGTTGGTCTCGCAGTAAATCACCCCAGCATTGAAAGACTTCCGAAGCCGGATGATCTCATCCATGCAATCGTCCACATGCTTGTGCCAAAGCCGCCCATAGAGGTAATATGTCGTTCCCTTCTTCCGGGCGACCGTAAACGCCGTGTAGTCATCGCCGCCGTATGCCGCGTCGATATGGCAAATGCCCTGCTCTGCAAGGCAAGGCTCCGCGCCCATTTGCGGCGTGTCAAAGATCACATCATCACTGGCAATGTGCCGCAGCTCGTAGTTTGCTGCAAACAGGGATGACGTCATAGACGATTTAATGGTTTGCAACTCATCCCCGGAGATCAACCCAGTTGAATAGCAATCGTACTTTTCGATATTCGGCATCATGGAAAACGCGTCTTCCTTGTGCCAGGGCGTTCCGGTGTTAAAAATGCGCCCGCCACGATTGCGGATGTTCTGCAACTCCTGATAGATCGTTTTTGTATGGTCTCGCTCTGCGCGGGAAATGCGATCCTGCACGTTTACAATATCGTCCGTGAATATGCGGTCGAAATGCTTGCCGGTCAATGACCCGTTCACGCCACACGCCACAAGCTGGCTCGTGCCCTTGTTGTCCGCTGCCAGATTCGTGGAAATCTCCGTCGCGGATACCGTTGTCAGGATCAACGGTTTCCCGTGGATCTTCTCGCACAGCGCCTCCATGTATGGCGATAGCAGCAGATTCCGCACCTGCCGCACAACCTCTTTCACGTCCGCATCCGTTTTCCGCATAAACAGCGTTTTGAGATTCGGCAGAAGGACGATGATCTCCGCCAGCGCAATCGAAACGCACGTTGTCTTATAGCTGCCACGGTGCGCCTGCAAGGTTTTGTCCTCACGCCCGCGCACCATATCCTGTATCCATGCGTTGTGCAGCGCGCCCAGCTTATCAAACCCAACGGCATGGCCGAACGCAATGGGATTATGTATCAGCAGTTCCGCCGCTTGTATCCGCGTCATTCTGCATCACCATCTTCTCCAACTCGTCCAATGCAATGCCCTTCGCGTCCGTCACCGCCACGTCCACGCTGTCGCGCTGCCCCAAAAACTGTTTGCCGAGGAAGATCGCCATTGTAGCATTCTTTTCGGCCAATCGCCACTGGCTCCGACGCAGTGAAATTTTCCCCGCACCGCGCTTTTGCTTAAATACCTCGGAGAAACTGGCATGATAGGTGCGTTTACACCAACCATCCAGTGTTTTATCAGTCACATCAAACCAACCGCAGATTTCCTCAAGCGTGCATTGCAGGCCGCAGAGGTTCTCGAACTGCTTCTGGTCTATTTCCTTTCTTGGCCTTGCCATACGCGCCCTCCTTTCTCTGCTGGCGTTTAATAAACTTCTCCATGTCCCGCTTCAAATACGGGCTGTCTGTTTTGGCAATAATCGCCTGTGCTTCATCTATCGTCATTTCCCAAGCTTCGAACGATTGCCCATTCCCGCTCCGACAACTTCCAAATATCCGTGTTGACCTTTTCCGCAGCAGCCTTTTCCGCAGCAGCCTTTTCCGCAGCAGCCTTTTCCGATAGCAAAAAGCCGGAGCCGAACAAGCCTTTCCCCGACGCTTTCTGTGAGTCAAGTGCGCGGATAAAATGTGCATCTCTTTCGCTAATTTCAAGGCTTACGCCGTGAGCTGCCATATAACACAGCATCGTTGCTGTCAAAACCTCGTCTGGATATGAGTATTTCGGCAGTTCTCTGTGCAACTTTTTGAGATTCTTTTTGTTCTCGTCATCCAGTATTTCTCTTAAATCAGCAGCAGCGACAATCTTATTGCCCCCCATGTTGGTAACAAACGACGTATTGACAGACGCGCCGTTTTCATACACAACTCCGCACCCGCACGCCACATAGTTTGCCGAGCCTCGCATAATTCCGAGGAGCGTAAGCGTCGGAGCAAACAGAAAAAAGTTGATTCTCTTGCTTGTGTACCACTCGCAGATTTCTGAAATAATGGAAAAAGGTGGATTGTCTATCACAACACACCCGGAAGGGTATTTCTCGCTTTTATAATCTCCGCCCGGATAAAACGGGCGCACAATCGCGGCATTGCCAATTTCGTACTTCTCAGCCGCCCAATCTCTTACTGCGTCGTAGATGTTATCTGGCGTGTAGCAATCGTCCGTTGTTTTCTTCGCTTCAAACTTTTTCAGAAACTCTTGATATTCTTCGTCATCGTCCGAAAGTTCCCCGCGCTCCATTCGTTCTCTAAATTCCTGTTCACGTTCTTCGTTAGTAAGTTCCGTTTCGTCGGTATCTCGGAAATCCCAGTCAAAATCAAACGCCGACAAATCCAGCCCAGGCAGCTCGTCAGCCAGGAGGTCAAAGTCCCAGTCGCTCTCGTTGCTTTTATTATCCACCAGCCGCAGGGCGTTCACCTGCTCCGGTGTCAGATCATCCACGCAGACACAGGGCACTTCTTCCATGCCCAGCTTCTGAGCAGCCAACGCTCTGCAATGCCCAATGACGATAACTCCATCACGGTCAATCACAATCGGCTGCACAAAGCCGTATTGCTTGATGCTCTCCGCAACATTGTTGATTTGCCGTTTATCGTGCTTTTTTGCGTTGCCGGCATACGGCACAATATCCGCAAGCCGCCGTTTTGTGATTTCCATGCTTTCCTCCTGTTTTGTCACCAGCCCCCACCCCTTGGCTACAGTAACAGTCTTTCCCCTCCCATGCGGCCTTCTGGAAGCTCTCAAACATGGGTTACACAGTTTGCCAGCAGGTGGCAATGTCTTTTCCACAGCTCACTTCTGAGCGGTATAGCCGCACTTCCGGGCAGGCGCTATGCCATTTGCCCACGGCAGCGGCTCTCCGCTTTTGGTGCGGCATTGCAGTCCTGCCCTGCTTTAGCGCTTCAGGGAAAGTCCCCGTCACTCGCTGTGGTCTCCCATTACTGGGCACCTATGCCGTATATCTCCGCAGTGAGCCGGTCGGCGCTCCGGCATCTCCAACAATGCGAGTATTTGCGGTCTCGCTTCCGGGCGGCAGATTGCCTTTCTGCCCTCCACTGCGGTACTGCCGTCTAAAACTGCTGCCACCGTGCGCAATCACAGTGACCTGCTGGAACTTCGGCAGCGTAGTTTGTCCAAATGTCCCCTCTGGGACACATCGTTGAGAGGTGCGAGGGGTCCTATACCCAACCGGAATTGCACCGGGGCATCAAGGGCAAGTACCAGTTGCCGGAGATGAGCTGCTTTTACAGGCCGCAGCTTATATATTCTTGGAGCGAGGACGCATCACCCGAAACGCTCCCCGCCATGGTGCAGACGGCAGGATTTGAACCTGCGCATACCTCCTGGTGCGGTGCTCTGCCTACTGAGCTACGTCTGCATACCCCCGGCATCCGCCGGGGTCAGGAGGAAAGAAAGGATGGATGGAAAGAATGAGGATACGGATATAACCCCGCACCCTCATTCTGACACATATTTTTCTGCGCTTGCCCCGAATTGGGGGCAAAGACCAATTTTTTTTGCGATACTATAAAGGTTTACTCTCTCGTTCGCCCTCGTCCCATGCAAGCTCATCCAAGCTGACGTGGTAATGATTTGCTATCAGCTTCAACTGGCTGAGAGCCGGTTCGTTTTCCCCGGTTTCGTACTTCCGTAGCGTATCATGCCCGATCCCAATCAGCTCCGCTTTCACTCTCATGCTTTTAGCAGGCCGCTCAGATTCCCTTAATTTCCGCAGCCGTTCCGGGAAGGTACTCACATAACCACCTCACATAGCCGGAAATTCTCTACCACAGGGCCTCCCGCCGTTTCTGTCCGCACACTGACAAATCGGCCCTTTGGGTGGATGTAAATTACCTCTCCGCGCCGGAACGGATACATCTGCTCATACGTCGGGTGCTGCCGCTCCAGCTGGGACGGTATGGACTTGAATCTGGCCCGAATCACCTGTCCAATTTTCATGATTCCTCCATTTCCAGCAGCTTCACCAGATCCCAGAACTTCCGCGCATCCAGCCCGGTTTCCGTCTTGATCTTCCCAAGCCGGTAGATCACGCTGTTGTGGTGGATGTCCATCTCCTTCGCGGTTTTCACGCAATTCATATCATTCTTGGCATAGATGCGCAGGAGCGATATATCCTCTTTCTGCATAGCTACCTCCCGTATTTGATCTTTTTCAGATCCTTGTATCTGTCCGGGAAGGGAATCAACTCCGCCTTCCCGTTGATGATCTGCGCCAGAACACGATCCATGTGCTCCTGCATGACGTCAGCCGCCGGATCCTTGCAGTTTAAGGCGGGTCTGTATTCCCGCTGGGTCTCCATCCACGCATGCGTGACGCGCATGATGCGGTCATAGCCCCAGCCTTCCGTCTGGTGGAGGGTCATCTGCATGGTGTCGATCATGTACTGGGAGATCAGCCGCTGGGCGGCTTCCACCTTGGCCTGGGCGAATTGCTCGGCGTACCGCTGTATCCCGGATGTCTTACCCATCGTTACGCCTCTCTTTCACGGTTTAACATCCACATTGGGCAGCAGCTCCGTGTGGAAATACATCTGGTAATGATACGGGTCTGTGTGGGTGCCCGTGATGTCCTCCACCACGTACAGCGTGTAGGCGTTGAGGTAGATGTAATTTTTCTTGTAGCTGTCCGGGCCGGTCTTGACGGTGACCACCAGCTCATTGGTGTCGTTGTTGGAAATGCTCAGATAGCCCTCGCACTCCAGGATCACGTTGTCCGTGCGGGCATTGTAGACCGTCACCCGGCGCTCACACTCGAAGTAATCAGCCTGCTTACTCATGTTGTGGTTGACCTTATCTGCCTCGGAGCAGCCTACCAGCAGGGCCAGCAGAAGCGCCGACAGTGCCAGCAGGGCATAAATCTTAAACTTTTTCATGGTTGTTTTCCTTTCGTTCACCATAGCTGCAAAACGTTGTTTCCAGATTCCGCAAAGTGCAATCCCAGACTTTGCAATAATCAACGCTCTTACCGTGGCACGGCTCCTGTACCCACCCTTTATGCTTGCAGTCCTTGCACCGCGTCACGACCACGGCATCCACGGTGGGGCAAGCGTCAACTACTCCGCTTACTTCATCCAACGGGCAAAGTACAGCAAACTCATTGTCATATAGCATATCAACCAGTTTATCCGCATCAATCATCCGCATGGTCAGCACCTCCGTCCATCTTGGCCCAGCAATTGGGGCAGTAATCCGACAACAATTCCAGCCCATTTACAAGCACTTGCGCCGCATCGTGGCAAACAGAGCACTCGTGCCTGTCTGGTGACGGAACAAAATTTCCTGCTTTTTCCCACGAAATCCACCGCCCATGCACCACCGGGGCCACGTCGGCGGCTGGCAGGGCCTCAATATACTGCGACGGCTCAAGCCCTTTTGCCCACGCGTGCTTTGCGGCCTCAATCGCCGCGCTGCGCTCAATGTATTCAGCCATTGTCAGAAGTCCTCCTCACATACGCCACGCAGTTCTCAGGGTCATTCCCACAAAGACATGGCGCATATACGCACGAATCACAAATTGTAAACATCTCAGTTAGTGTCATTGTCAGCCCTCCTGTTTCAGCTCTTGCACAGTCTGGTGGATACGCTTCGCGCAGGCAGGGCATATTTCCCCCACATCCACTATGACATTCACTATGTCCGGGTTGCTGTCGTAGATGCTTGCGTTGCTCTCCACGCAGACCCTATAAGTTTCCTGAAGATTGTGTATTTCTTTTCCGCAAAGATCACAAAAACGCTTCGTCATGTTCTTTCCTCCCTCCTCCACCGGCATCCGTTGCAGGCCCCCTCATGGGCCAGCGTGTAGTTCCCGCATTTCAGGCACAGTTCGTTCCGCAGTGCGTCAATCTCTTTTGCCTGTGCTTCGATCCGGTCTGCGGCTTCCGCCAGATCGTCACCCAGCGTGATCGGCGTTTCCCACTCATTTGCCCGCGCCCATTCCGTGTGCTCGCGCAGCGCATTTACGAGGTTTGTATCTCTCATAGTTCCTCCCTTATATCTCCGCCCCATTGCTCCGCCATGGCTCTGGCGATGCCGGGGAAGGTCTTGCTTCGGGCTTTTGCCCGTTCCTCCTTACTTCCGCCGCAATCCATTTCCCAACAGGAGTAGCGGACAGTTCCGTTTCTCAGAACCATCTTTCGTCCCTTAACCGGCTCTACGATGTTTGTTGGCTTCAAGGGGAGTACCCCTCTTTCCCAAAGACAGGTTTTCTTGGTTACGGCGTGTCCAAACTGGAACGGCTGAACAATTTGAGAATACTCAGGTAGACAGAAAATCTTGGATGGAACTGGATTTTCAATAACCACCCTCAGAATATCCGCATCCCAGAAACGCATAAACAAATCTCGTGCTAAGATACCCTTTTGCACTCGATCAGGCTGGAGCTGACCGCCTTTCCAAATGTGCCTTGCCCCGGCGTTTGTCAGGTATGTGCACGGCGGGTGCGCGATCAGCAGGTCCCACTGGTCAACGTCATGCGGCTCCCCGTCCATTGTGGTCACTTGCCCCCCCTCGATGGCCTTGAGCGCATCGCCCTGGATATGCCACTCAGGATGCCCGCCGGACGGCTCCTGAATGTCACAGGAATATGCCTCATGTCCCAATGCGCGGAACGCCTTACAGACTTCTTGAGATTCCTCGCAAGCTATCAACACTTTCATACGTCCTCCAATTCCCCGCCGCAGGCGGCATAACCGGCGAGGTCAATCCAGTTATCTGCTTTGCCGTGGCCGGTGGCGATGCGGGCCAGCTTAAACAAGCACATCATAGCCCCCACGTCAGCGCCGGTGATGCAGACGTCGCCGTCCGGGTTGACGCATTTCTGCCGCAGGTACGGCTCCCACAGCGCCGCAATCATGTTAAAAGACGTTTCCGGGCTGCCGTAATCCTGGTCCCGGTCTCCGCACACGCACTGCTTGGCAGCGGCTAAAATCTCTTCACGGGTCATTCCTCCACCTCCGCAAGCCAGAAATCTTTTTTGCACTTCTGGCAATTCTTAGGCTCCACAACACATTCGCCGACGCGTCCCCTAAAGCTGCGTGTCACGCAGGCAGGACAGATCTGCAAAAGCCCGTCGCTGTAAAACGCCTCTGGCCATTGCTCAAGGAATACGCTCTGGCGGGTTTTAACGGGGTGCGCGGCGACCCACTGCTCTACAATGGCAATAGCTTCTTCGCAGGCGTCAATCTCTTCGTTCTCCGGAGCGATAGAACAACCTCCTTGCATATGACACAGTTTGCAACTGGCGCATTTCGTTGCTTCGCACATCCGTTTTCTTGCTTTGAAAAATTCCAACGCTTCCATCATTCTGCCTCCTCAATTTCCACGCGGATCGTATCTCCGCCCCAAAATTTGTGTTCCACGGCACGGAACCATTTGCGGTTATCATCCGGCAAAATATAGCCCTTCATCGCATCCACAAAGGCCTTGCCCAGCGCGCCGTGATTGTCAACGTCCAGATTGTCATTCCAGAAAAATGTCACCTTGACGGGGTGATTTACCAGACGTTTTGTAACCCCTGCTTTTCGCATTGCCCAGTGGGCCAGCTCGTGCAGCTCTTCCGCGTCCTTCTTCCGCTGCGACCAGTGCTTACCGGCGTAATACGCATTCAGGCCAAACCGCTTGTTCCACGCCGCTTTACCGCGCTTTGTTGCCGGATATGGGATTTCAAATGCAATCACCGCTTTTCCTCCTTGCCATCGGTAACGACGCTGACCACCCGGATGCGGCCCAGAGGCTCCAGCAGCATGGCCACCGCCTCCTTGGTGCCCTGCGTGTCCTCGCCGTAAATATCAACCACGATCCGCATCATTTCCCAGATCACCATCCAATTCCAGGTACGGCTGGAAGGAGCGCATTTTTTTGCCGCACCTTGCGCACTTGTAGTTATACATGGCATCGCAGCCGCCTGCTCCATCGTAGCTGTAATCAACTCCGGTGCGTTTCCAGTCATGCTGCTCGCATGGACAAAGCCGCTCTTCCAGCTCTGCTACTCGATAACTCAGCCGGACTATTTCTGCTTTCAAGCGCTTATTTCCAAACATTTTTCAATCATCCCCTCCTGAATTTGGGGCAGGCACGGACGCTGAAAGATTTCTCTACAAACTTCCCGCCGACCGTCCGTGTTGTGGGTATCGCATCCCATCCGGGAACAGGCTCAAACCGCGCCGCCCACTCGCAGCCGCCGTATACATTGGCGCAGTCCCAACAAAGCTGCTGAGACTGGTACGTCACATCCGGCGTCCTTGCCGCCTTCCATCTCCGGCATGGGCGCAACAGCTCGGCCAGCTTAAAATCTCCCGCCATCACACATACCCCCAAGCGTCCTCGCATTTGCTGCTGGGGCCTTTTGCGCCCTTACGGCCACCGCGATCTTGTTCTTTCGCCAGCCAGCGGGTAATGAATCCGCGCACACCACGCGCCGTTTTCCGCTTCGCCGGGTTATTCAGGCACCATTCCCGCATTTCCCGCAACTGCTGTATCACGTCGACAGCAGGGTACACGCCTGCCCATTCCTGGCATTGCTCCTGCGACACCGGATATTCAGTGCCGTCATTGAGGGGGATGGAAACCACCGGCGGGGATGCCGTTTGCGGCTCGCCGCCTACTTCTTCTGGATTCTGGATTCTGGATTCTGGATTCTGGATTGGATTACGGGCGCATTTGCTTTCACCTGCTTGCAATTGCTTGCAATTGATTTCAGATGTAATCAATCCGTCAGCAGGTGCCGGGAATTTGCTTACTTTGTTCCTCACCGTCTGGTGTTCGCTCCAGTTCGGAAAACATAGGTACGGTTCTCCGTCAACTTCATAGAGGATCACAGAGCCTATGGTCGCCAATTCTGCAAGCGTCTTACTGATCGTTCCCTCAGTCACACCTTTTCTGCGGGGGAATACAAAGCCTTTGAGCAATTCCGGGTCTGCGCTGCCGCGCCCATAATCATCAACGTAGGTGATCAGGTACGCCCACAATCGGAACTGAAAGTCCGACATTGCGTTGATGCTTTTGCTCGTCCTGATGCTATCCTTGATGATCCTGTTCGGCATTCGCCCACCGCCTTAGAACGGGAAGTCCCCAGCATCCTCGATCTCGCTGAAACCGCCCTGCGGTTCGCTCTGCGCCGTTTCCCCGCCGTCCCGCTTGGAATCGCCAAAGTACACGCTGTCTGCCACAATCTCGGCGCTGCGGCGTTTATTGCCGTCCTTGTCCGTCCAGTCACGGATCTGCAAGCGGCCCTCCACTACGGCCATGCGGCCCTTAGAGAAATACTTGCTCACAAATTCTGCGGTGTTGCGCCATGCCACCACGTCGATGAAATCCGTTTCCTTCTCGCCGGATTGGGACTTAAAATCCCGGTCCACCGCCACGGTGAAGGATGCCGCCGCCGTGCCGCTGTTGGTGCGGCGCAATTCAGGGTCACGGGTCATCCGGCCCATCACAATAATTCTGTTCAGCATGAAATAGCTCCCTTTCTGTAAATCATGTCCTCCCGGTTCCAATCCGGGTAAAATGCTTTCATGTGCGCCACCAGCCGCACATAGATGCGCTCGCGGTCTCGTAATGGCCCCTCGTCAAACAGGCGATGGCAACGGGGGCAGAGGGTTGCAATGTTCTGCTCAATTCCTCTGCCGCCCTGCGAACGTCGTACCACATGGGCCACCGGCGCGCCTGCGGGAGACCCGCAGATCACGCACTGGTGATTGTCCCGCGCCCATACAACAACCTTCACGGATTGCGGAATGGACGTGGCCTTTGTCATTTTGTGCATCCCCATTCCTCCATCATCCCTGCCAGCTTGTCCGGAGGCAGGGTCTCAATACCTTGCTCCACACAGTCCTGCACCGCCATATCGATCAAATGTGACATTTGCCGGGTGTTGTAGGTGCTGGAGCCGTAATACAAAATCACGTTGGTGCAGCCGGGGATCCTGCTTGCCATGGTATCCGTCTGCCAGCCAAGCCCATTGTGTTCCCACCCGTTCCGCAGCTTTTCCACGGCTGAATCGATCAAGCAGACCATTTCATGATTGCCGCCGATCTCCCGAATGTATCTCCGGTAAATATCCGTCTTGGGAATCCGCAGCTTTTCAGCCAGCCGGTCAACCAGAACCCAGAAGTACGCATTCGCGTCGAGGCTCCGCTTCTCCCGGTGTTCTTTGATCTCCACGTCATAGACTTGACCCTCTTTCAGTGCGTCAAGCACCTGTCGCGCCTTGTTGGTCTGGACGCACAACCAATCACCGGTGGCATCCATCGTCCAGCGGAACGCCTTGGTGTTAACCAGTTGCATAAAATTCCTCCATGCTGGGCCAATGCCCTGTCCGCAAGCATCTTGCCAAATACCGAAGCCTTGGCAAATACGCGTCTCTCACCCAACACTCATCATACTGGACTTCATGGCTGGATAATCGCCGGGTGTCCACTGCCAAAAAGTAATTCTGCATTTCGGCCTCAGTCAAACGGTATGCCACAATGTTGCATCGCTTCCGATGTCTCCAAAAACCGTAGCCGCTGGCAAACATTTCAACCTGGCATTGTTGCCAATATGCTTTGCTGACCTTAAATACCGGTTTCCCGTAGGTTTTTACCTCAATGATCGTATCCGGAAACTCGCCGTCATAATTTACCCGCAGCCGATATCGCCGTATGCGAATCTGCTTGTCCATAGTTCTTACGCCAATTGCTGACAAGATGCGATGCTCATATGCCGTTCCGGCCTGCATGGCGGGCGTCGTAAAGTGTTCTTTACGAATCCCTATTTTTTGCAGCCACCAGCGGCGGAATGTTTCCGTGTCCCACCGACCCATGATGATTGCTGTGTCTGATGCCCCAAACCATCCGCTCCGGTCATGGTTGTGGATCATAGCCGCATCACAGCCTTTTCCAGCTTATCAATCGTTGCGAAATATCCAAGCATTGTGCCTAACTGTTTTTCGTTGATATTCAATGCGTGCAGCAGATCTTTGTGGTCAAGACCCCGCTGCTCTTTTGCCGTAATGAGCCGTTCCAGTCTCTCCTTGATGGCCCAGATGCTATGACGGATCAAATCATCCTCGCCGTCATCCGCATCGGATTCCGCCCATAAGTCAAATCCAAGACCGGTTCTGATGGCAACGCCCTTCACAAATGCTCTGGCAAGGGCATTGTTGATCCGCAGCTGGTTCAGAGTGTCAGTGTAAACCACCAGGGATCCATTCAGCAGCGGCGTATCGTATACAAATTCCAAATCATCAATGTGGATCAACACCCGCACAAACCAGCATTCCGTATCGCGCCCTTTGCTGGTGGACACTTTTGCTTGGGGCCAAAGATAAGTGTGAGTGGTTGGGCACTCCACCGGCGCATACCACACATCATTTGCTCCGTTTTCGTGCAGCAGCTTCACACATTTGCCCCAACTCAAATACGGGACTTTGATTGTCTTGCCGTTTTCGTCTTTGGCATCCCGCGTATCGCATTGTGGACGCACATCGATTTTAATTAACTCGTTAAATGATTTCAGTGCCATTTTCTTTCCTCCTATATCTCGCAAACCGCACAGTCTCGCCATAGCGGTTCTTCTGTGTGACCGTCTCCACGTCCAGCGCCACGCCGTCCCGCCGCAAGTCAGAGACCCGCGCCGTGAAATTGGCGATGCCGCACTCGCTCATGGCCTCGGCCCGTGTGATACTGCCGTGTTCATCCAGATACTTCAAGATCCGCTCACACTGGTTCATATCAGCCCTCCGGGATGTCGATAATTGCGATCCCCATGGCCCGTGCCACGGCTTCCGGATCGCTGTCAACCTCATCCTTGAGCCAATCCTTCGCGCACTCCGGGCAGTAGCACTCGCCGTTGATCAAAAACCCCGGAGCCACATCGTCAAACGCATTGGGGTTCATGACGATGGAACATCTCGCGCACACTGGATAAATTTTCATTTCCACGCATCCCCTCTCTTCCACGCCTTCGTGGCGTTGGATTGCTGGGCGTAACCCGCTGTGATCGCGCCGCAGGTGGCACATCGTACATAGTGCTTAAACGGCGCGTCCGTGGACTGCACACGCTCACCGCTGTCCATCCCGCACACCGGGCAAAGATCCAGCGGATGGCGCTCATGCCGGTTCGCTCTGTTCATCGCGCGCTCACCACCATGTACGCAATGGTGATCAGCAGCAGGGTCAGAAAACTCATAAAGCCAATCCATGCGGAGGCATCCGCCTTCCGCTGCTCTCTGGTGCGCCGGTCATGCTTTCTCATGTGGATTCCCTCCTTCGATGAAATCTACAATCTTGAATACCCAAGTGGCCGCATAGGTCACGCCCAGGATCATAAAAAACAGGTTCCAGCTCATTGTTTGATGTCCCCCTCTTTGGTGTAAACACCGTCAAACTCAAGGCCATGCTCCCTCGACCAGATCTTGCCGAACTCCGTCATGATCTTCACCGGGTCAGGCGGAGACACCCAGATCACCCGGTATTCGATTTTTCGTTTCTTCGCCATTGCCTTTTCCTTTCCCCTGTGCTAAAATAGCCACAGGACACATATCTGAACCTAAGATTTGTTCCGCCGCCCTGCCCGGTCTGCTACACCGGGCGGGGCATTTTTTATTCCCCATCGCTGGATTCGAACAGTTCGTCCACCGTCACGCCGTACATCCTCGCCAGCTTCTTGTGGTACTTCCGTGCCGGTCGCCAGTCTCCCAGTTCCCAATGCGTCACACAGGACAAGTCCACATTCAGTTTCTTTGCTACCTGTGCACGGGTCAGGTTGGAACGTTCTCGAAGTTCCTTCAATGCCAAGTCATGTGCCCTCCTTTCGGTGTGAGAATTCATTGACTGCGGCAGAAATATGTGGTATGGTAAGCATGGGAGTTAAACTACGCGCCAAATGGCGTACTCTGTTGCAGAGGGGTATTCCATTTAGCAAACGAGTTCGCTTCCAACCGCCCCGAAGTTTGTTGCAGAGACTTCGGGGCGTTTTTTTTATCTCTGCCGCAGTCAATACCCGCCGAAACCTCATGAATGTGAGAAATCACGCTTGACACGACCCGGAAAGCGTATTACAATGAAATCGCCAAAAGACATTGCAAAAGCCGATTTTATGGGGGCTGGTTTTCGTGTACTCTTTTCCGGTGGGCTTAGGTATATGATACCTCACAATATTTAACTTTGCAATAGCGATTCCTAAATTTTTTTAACTTTGGCAAATGTGACAAATCTGAGGTTTATTTATGGACATTGTGTTGGAGCGCATATTGAGCCTTATTCCAAAGGACCCAGATGGGAAATATGTGCATGGCGCAAAAACGAAATTTGCAAAGAAGATTGGGTACAACGATGGTGCAATCGTTGCTATGTGGGAGAACGGAAGCAGCATTTCGTACAATAAAAAGCTGTACCAGATAGCTGACCAATACCACGTATCCGTTGAATGGCTTCAGGGCAAAACGGAAGATAAGAGCATAAAAGAAACCCCCGCCACAGAGGGCGAGGGCTTGAGCGCAGCGCGGCAAAAACTATATGACGCTATTGCGAATTTGACCGATGAACAATGCACCAAACTTTTAGGTGTCGTGGAATGGGCAAAGGAAAACAAGTGACGTATGGAAAAGACCGCTTATAAAATTTTGAAAAAGCTATATAATTCTGAATCAATAAGTATAGACGAAATAAACCAGCTGACTAAAAAAGACGATTCCAAACCGATTGAACCTAACCAGCCCAACAAGTATGTTACTTATCTCAAAATGGATGAGATGGTAACGATATTTGATGAGGGTGGAACCGCAGACGGTGCGGGAGGAAGCGTTGATGCAACAGAATTTGTTCGCATCACTTTAGCCGGTCGGGATTATATCGAGAAACAGTGGAAAGAGCTTTTTATGTTCTGGATTCCTTACGCTATTACGACTGCCATTGCTGTAGCAGCGCTTCTCGGATAGATTCAACCTTTTCTGCTGTTAGCTCGCTCGGTTCATACTCTTTGCAAGGATTATCTTTCCCGCATCCAAGGATATAATATCCATTCCTAATGGTGTACCGTCCTACAACATACTTGCATCCAGCGCAAGCAAGGCTTTTGCACTGTGGGAGAGCAGCCTTATCAATAATGGCAGAGCGGCGCGTCTTCTCTTGCTCTGCCGCAAGTTGTTCTTTGAGTTTGCGGTTTTCTTCCCGCAGATCATTTAATTCTCTTCTTGCAATAAACATTCCAACCTCCATAAAACATATTCCACCTGACTGTCAGTAAGTGATAGCACCTCAGATTTTAGGCGCTCTCTAATAAGAATAGCATGGTTTTCTTCTTCGCACAACATTTTGTGTCCCTCCAAATAATTATAGTAACGGGGCTATATGTCGATTATTGCACTTTGTGCAGTCGAAAATATAAGAAAATGGAGAGTTGAAATGAAAAAGTTTTTGCTTATTGCGCTGTCTTCGGTTCTTGCCCTCGGCATGTTAACCGCCTGCGGGGAAACGAATCAGGCCGAGCCAGAAAACGAGCCGGTAACTCCACCCGATCTCGTTGGAGAGTGGAAGCAGACAAACAGCAATGCAGATGACGCATGGCAGGCCGCTACCATTGCCGGAGATGCCATTGAGGTGTATTGGGTATCTGATAACGGAGAAACCAAAGCCCTCTATTGGGCCGGTTCTTTCGATGCCCCTACCACGGCGGATGAGCCGTACACCTGGGAATCGGAAAATGATAAAGATCAGACCGATATGGCAATTCTCGCCAGCGGCGATGACACGAAGACGTTTACCTATCAGGACGGCGTAATCAGTTACGAAGTGTCTGCCATGGGAGTTACGCAGACCGTAAAACTTGAGAAGCAATAAGTAACTAAAGGCCCCGCCGCCCTCTGCAACAAACGGCGGGGCCTTTTTGCAGCCAGCGGGGAGCGACCGCCGCTGCTTGATTTGACCTTATCACGCTTTACCTTACTACTTCAATACCAAGACTTTGCAACATGACAGCATTCGACAGGCCCACTTTTGGCAAACTTATTGCTCAAAAACCGAAGAAATTAAGGTGATGTAAATGAACATCCAAGAAGTGTGCAGAATCCGTAAAGAAGAATTGAAACTGACCTATCAGGACATTTCCGATATTTCCGGCGTTCCGTTGTCCACTGTTCAGAACTATTTTTCTAAATTGTCGAAAGCTCCATCTTTTTATACCGTTGTTGCAATCTGTAAAGCTCTTGGCATTTCGATCGATAAGACGTGTGAAATCATAGAACACTTAACGCCGACTGAGGAAACCTTACAAGCGCGGAATGATGAGTTGGAACGCCATGTTGACGCGAAAGCGGACATGATTGAGATCATGCGGCGCGGTGTCCGTATCCGCAACAACGTGATTGCTATAATGTTTGTCATTATCGTTCTGCTGGCTGTATGGTGCTTGTACATTGATTGGAGGGGGATTTGATGAGAGCGGCACTATATATCCGCGTATCTACGGAAGAACAGGCACGGAACGGCCTGTCATTGGGGGATCAGCGGGAATCCTTGTTGGCGTATGCCGCAGACAACGGTATGGAGGTTGTCGGCGTATACGAGGATGCTGGAATATCCGCAAGAAAACCATACAAGCGGCGACCAGCACTTCTGCGTTTATTGGCAGATTGCAAAGATGGGAAGATCGACACGATTCTATTTGTCAAGCTGGACCGTTGGTTCCGCAGTGTAGCTGGATACTACGCCGTGCAGGAAGAATTAGACCGCTGCCACGTCACATGGCAGGCCACGCGGGAAGATTACGAAACTCGCACGGCATCCGGGCGGCTAAAGGTGAATATCATGCTGTCGGTAGCGCAGGACGAAGCTGACCGCACCAGCGAGCGAATCAAGGCCATTAACGAAGGCAAGCGATTGAAGGGCCAGCCTACCACATGGAGAACACCCATCGGTATCTGCGTGAAAGACCGGCACTACGCCATTGATGAAGAAACCGCAGATGCGGCGCGAGATATGTTCCCTGCCTTTATACGGCTGCAAAGCATCCTTGCCTTAAGGCGGTATATGGCAACGGAGTGGGGGATCAAGCGCTCGTACAACAAATACAAGGATGCTTTGTCGAATCGATTGTACTTAGGCGAGGCGTTCGGCGTGGAAAACGTATTGCCCTCGCTTGTCGATCAAGAAACCTTTAACCTTGCCGGAAGAATCCTGGAACAGCGAAGCCAGCGGAACGCCAGTGCGGACCGGATATATTTGTTTACCGGGATTCTCCGCTGCCGGGAGTGTGGGAGAAACATGCAGCCGGAGACTGTAAAGAAAGTATACAAGTACTACCGATGCAGAACGCACACACTTGACCCAGCCGACTGTCCGCACATTCTCAGAATCCGAGAAGATGTGCTGGAGGATTACCTTTTGCGGGAATTTGAGGGGATCGCAAAAAAGTATTACTCCAAATCAAAAACCGCAGAAAAAAAGCCGCCCAAAACGGCGGAGCAAATCAAGCGGAAAATGCAAAAACTAAAAGACCTGTATCTTTCGGATTTGATTGAAATCGAAGAATACAAAAAGGACTACACGGAATTGAAACAGCAGCTTGCGGCAATAAACCCCGAGCCTATAAAAGAATTTGATCTTGAAACCTTACGGCGGGAATTGAAGGAATATCCTGATTTAGACCGGCAGGCAAAAAAGGAATTTTGGGTACGCACGATCCAGCGCATCGACGCAGACAATGACGGTGCGTTTTTTGTAACGCCCAGTTAGTTTTATTTTCATGTCACAACGCCTACGTCAAAATATAACTAACCCCCCGGCATTTGCCGAGGGGGTTAAGTTTAGCTTTCCAATTTCCGCATGACG